TCTGATAGTGAGCTTAACTCAGCAGCAAGTCTAGCTATTTTTTTCTTTTCACTTCTGGCTATATCTTCAAACAATGACTCACATGTAGCAGCATGCAGCTTCATTTGAATTGACCCACCATTTGTACCATTCAAATATTCAATAAATTCATCTATTTTTAATATCCATTCCTTTAACTCAGAAATTTGCTCTAATTTAATTTTCTGTGTATCAGTAATTGCTGGTGCATTTACATTAAAATCTTCAGGCTTTGCAGAATCAAGTTTAGCAGCCATGGCTTCTTTATCAGTCGCTGGAGCAGGTGCTTCTGCTTTATTTTCATCTTGTTCCAATAACGACACAAAGGCTTTTCTGAATAGATCCATACAATTATTTATCAAAAAGATTAAATAATTTTGTGAAAAAGCTTGTTTCTGAAGAAGGTAGTGTTATGAACTATAATAAATGGGTAAAGGGTATAGCAGATAGAGAGTTTAGCGCTCAAAAGCTCATGGTAAATGATATTTTTAACAGTAAAGACAACAATCAATCACCTGATACTGTTAGAAAACACCAAAATGCACTACCCTTCCCGCTTGGCAGTCTTGTATCAGCTTTGGGCAATAGTATAGTGGGGCTGCAGAATTCTCTTAGTATTGTTGAATCTTTAAAGAATAGCCCTCTTCTTAGAAAAGAAAGCAATGACGCTCTTATTGAGCAGTCTCTCAAAGACTTACATGCTGCGGCAGAATTAATACAAAAAGCCGCTAAATGTGTTGATAATATACAAATTTCCATATAACATATATTGATGTTTAGATTCGTTATTCAGTCGCTGGCTCTGCTAATTCTCTGCTTCTCTACAGGCTACATCTTCAAAGCAAATGGCCTAAACTTTTACATCGGTGCCATTACAGGAGGCGCCATACAGTTCGTCTTCAACTATATATACGAGACAATATTTAACGCTGCTGTGGCTCTCCAGAATAAAAAACTTGAAAACGAGCGAATAAAAGAATTCACAATGCAAGGTATCGAAGTACAATGCCCTTGTAGCCGCAAGATTAAAGATTTTGTACCCATTATATTAAACACAAGCAACAAATATAAATGCAAGGAATGCCAGAAGCTTATTAGTGTGTACATTACACCTTCAACAGCTCTTACTACTGAGCCAATATTAGATACTGATACTGTTAACCCCAGTATTATTTCAGATGCACAATAACGATACAGTAGATAAGCTAGCCGTACAAGTGCCTGCTACCTCTCTGGAGACAGCAACCCAGCAAAAGCTAAATGTAGATTACTTTTCTAAATGTATTGAAGGTGCTCTGCCATCTGACTTAAAGCGATACTATGATCTGGGGTACAATTATTTTAAAATTGCTGGCAATGACAGTGTCAGTTTTCTTAAAAACTTTTTTTTCTTATTTAATGATTACTTTAAGACTGTGATTCGAGAAAGTAATTTAGATTTAGAAAAACAAGAAGTTATAATTGAAAATTTGAATTTAATTCTTAAAAATACAGAAACAAGCTTTTTAATTTTTGAAAATTTTTTAAATACTTTGAAAATAACAAAGAATACATTTGACTCAAACAAGCTTTTCATGATAATTACAGGATATGCAATCAACAACATCAAAAAGAACCATAGAAGTTAAACTAAAAGACAAGACTGAAACTCTGCCTATTGAGGTTTATTCCAGATGGATCTGTCTCATAGAAGCTATTGAGCTTGTGTGCAATAAAGCCAAACAGATGAAAATCGATACAGCTAATAATATTGATTGGATTAAGCCTCTGGCCTTTCAGAAATATATTGATGAAAGACACGAGTCCATGGTTGATGAAATTGAGCTTTATGAAAAACAGCAAGATCTTGTAACTGCACCCACAGTTTCCAACATATGCAATACCCCGCTGGCACCAATTTCCAAGTAGTCAAAACCAGGCTTGGATCTTCAGGCTTACCCTATAGATTTAAATTCAAAGATGGATATTATACAATTCTTAGCATAAAGAAGAATGGTGAAATGATTGCATATGCTTTTGGATACAATGGTAGAGAGAGAGTTATTGTTGATTGCAATAATTGCCGAGACATGGATAAAATTATTGCATTTTGCAGGAATGAAAAGCTTATGGAATTGATTGTGCCTGATGAGTTTGAAGATCAATAACCACCGTACACACCACCATAATCAGTCTTACTATAGTCAAATATGGTTTTACTTGTATCAGTAATATTGAAGCTGTAAGGTTTATCTGCACCTGAAACTGCAGGGTTCCTAGCATCATCAAATACTTGCTGATTAACTGCTTCTCCTGACAGACCAGGTTCAAAAGAATATTCAAAACGCTTGGCCTTTAATAACCACACATAATGACCACCCAGAGGGTTTATTCTTGCCACTTCTTCATCCAATCGTTCAGTAATTTCAAATATCTTACCATTTCTGCCTCCTGGTCTATCGCTGCCATACTCTACTAACTGGAATAAGTCACCTGATTTTGGTTCAGCACCATAGCCAAACGTTTGATAGAACGAGGAAATATGTATATAAGCTGTTACCTCATCATCTGATTGTAGCCCATATTTAGAAAGCATTAGAGCATTTTCATTCAAATCAATTAACATCTTTGTTATAACTGGTGGTGAATATTGCTGAGTTGGTTGCTCTCCGTAAATATAGTCAGCAGAAAGTAAACTAAAATTATTAACAATATAACCGACTTTTTGTCCGTATAGGTTGATTTGTTCTTGCCAGTAATTGTTCTGCAACAGAATATCACCAGCATTATTGTCTTTATTAACTAAAGAGAAGCATTCATTAATATTTTGATTAGCACCAGGATATGTCTTTATCTCAATGCTGCCAGTGAAGTAATTTGTACAATCAGCATTAGTCATTTTGGTATAATATGTAACCTCCTTTTGGATTCAACCCAACTGATATGCTTGTGCCTATGAGTTTCTTGTATTCACCAGGCTTGAGATTGGTTATGTATGGGTGTTTTCTTTTAAGCTCTTTTATCTTTTCCAAGTTATTCAAAAGAACACTGTTTTTATTGTTATTCTTAATCTCTTCAGTGCCATCAGCTTTTTTAACCTTGTGCATATCTGCTATAGGCTTATGTGGCACAGATGTATTCAGCAAACCATCGTTTTTTAAATGTCTTGGTCCTATTTTATTATCAAAAAACTCTTTGAAGGTCATATAGTTATTTAATCAAAAAAAAAGCCTAACTTGCGTTAGGCTTTTTTTATTTTAAAATAATTTAAATTATTTTTGGAAGAGGTAGCTGCCAACATGTGAAGTCTTACTAGCTACTACATTGGCTTTACCTTTAGGAGATGTTGGAGCACCACCCTTAACACCAGCACCTACAAGGGCATGGCCTTTGTCGCCGTCGTTACCAACTTTGTCAGTGACTTTGCCATCACCGCCACCTTTTGCAACAAGCTTGGCAGTTTCATCACCAACTTTGTTATTTTTATCAGTCAGGCTCAAACCAGCAGCAGGCTTTACTTCAGTTAGTTCTGTTGCTTCACCAGCAACCATGTGCTCTGATTCTTCACCATGACCTTCTGCATCTTCAGATTCTTTGTCATGGCCTTCTGCATCTTCAGATTCACCTTCAGCTTCAGCGCCTAATACGCCCATAAGCACGTCGTGCAGCTTCTTGGCCAAGTCGCGGCTAAGAGTAATTGTTACATCACCCTCTTCTGCAACTGCTTCAGCTTCGGCGCCAACGCCAAGGTCAAGAGCGTCTTTGGCTTCTGTGTCAGCGCCATCAACACCCATTACATCTTCAAATAGTTTATCAAAAATTGATTTGCTCATAAAATTATTTATATTCTTCTGCTCAATTTTTTCATTATTTTCAGTAAAATTTTGAGAAGAGAACTTTTCTGTGCCTTGAAAGGTTTCTTTGCCTTTTAATTTCTTAGGGTCAGATATCTCCATAACGCCTTCAGCTTCTGCAGGTCCTGATGGTTTGCTTATGAATGCTTTCTTTTTCTCCTTGGCACCTTTGGCTAATTCAAATGTCCCTTTGGGGGGAAAAGTGACTTTTTCGGAATAAACGTTTTCTAAATCTTTCATTGTACGTGTAAGGTTCATGTGTAAATACTTATATAAATGAGTGAAAAGAACTCTAAACAATTTTATTTAGGCAATAAGAACCTACCTACAGCCAATGCAGAGTTTGATTATGCTTCTAATCCCAAATGGGTTGCAGACATACAAAAATGCAGAAAGAACATATTATTCTTTGCAGAAAACTTCTTCTATATTGTTAACCTGGACAAAGGTAAGATACAAATAGAACTATATAACTATCAAAAAAAGATACTGCGCTCATTAAGAGATTCAAGATTTGTAGTATTATTAGCATCAAGACAAATAGGTAAATCTACACTCCTCACCATATATGCCCTGTGGATTGCTTGTTTTAATGAAGATCAAAACATCTTAATTGTAGCCAATAAAGAGAGTACTGCTATCAACATCTTCAAACGCGTAAGATTAGCATATGAGCAATTGCCCAACTACCTAAAACCTGGTGCAGTAGAATATGGCAAGACATCCATGACCCTAGGGAATGGGAGTAGCATTGGTATTTCAACCACATCATCTGATGCAGGCAGAGGATCATCTGTGAACTGTTTGATATTGGATGAGCTTGCCTTCATCGACAACCATCTTGTTGAGCAGTTCTGGCGTTCAGTATATCCTATCATCTCTTCATCTAAAAAATCTAAAATCTTTATTGCTAGCACCCCCAATGGAACTGACAACTTGTTTTACGAACTCTACAACGGTGCCATGGAAGGTAAAAATGATTGGAAGGCAGAAAGAGTGGATTGGTGGGAAGTTCCTGGCCGCGATGAAGAGTGGAGAGACAAGACAATTAGATCTCTGGGTAGTGTTGAAGCATTTGATCAAGAGTTTGGAAATGTGTTCTTGCAGACTGGTGAAAGTTCAGTTAATGAAAAAATGTTTGAAGAAATGAAAGCTGAAATTAAAGAACCAGATTTTGTTTATGATGATGGGAATTATTTGTTATGGGACACATACAAGCAAGATAGAATATATGTTGCAGGTGTTGATATCAGTGAAGGTGTAGGGGCAGCTGCAAGCGTCATACAAATATTAGATATTACCAATCTAAAAAACATAGAACAAGTTGCTTGCTATCATAATAGAAACATCTCCCCTTATAATTTCACTTCCAAGCTTCATGAAATATTGCAACATTGGGGCTCTCCTCTTGCCATGATAGAAAGAAACAATTGTGGTGCACAGGTGGTCGACCAACTAAAGAATTCACTGCATTATGAAAACATTGTTTCATATGGTACTAAAAACTCTACCGATAAAATAGGAGTACAAGCCCATACCAACACCAAATACAAAGGTGTTACCAATATGAGATACTGGATCAATGAATTGAAAGCAGTTAAGATCCGTGATATTAATACTCTCATAGAGCTCAAAGGGTTTGTACGTCATGCAAATGGTACTTGGAGCGCTCGTCCTGGGGTTGACAGTTGGGATGACAGAGTTATGTCGCTTGTATGGACTCTTATAATTCTTGAAAATGAATTAGCTGAGAAGTATTTTGAAGTACAAGAATATGATGATAATAAAAAACCATTAAAGATCAAATCTCTTGATTACGGTATTAAATATTTTATAAATCCTAACAGCTTTTATAATAATGAAAAAAACAAAACAGATTATGTACCATCACCAGTTCTCATTAAAGGAAATAATGAAGAGCAAAATACTGATCTCAGTGAACTACATGACGAAGGGTGGACCTTTTTAAATGGCTAATTCCAAACAGTATAATCAGAGTCCTTTCAACAAGTTACGCAAAGATCGGTTTTTACTTGTTCTTAGTCTGCCTGATACTCTTAAGAAAATTAATTCCAAATTTACAAGAGATGAGGACAGTATTAATTTGAATACAATGCAATTTTCTGTTTATGGAGCCACCATACCCGAGATAGTAATTCCACAAGTGGATATATTATATGGTGGCCAGACATATGCACAATCAAGCTTTCACCGACCTCTCTGGGAACCTGTCACTGTAAACTTTACTGTAGATAACAGAATGAACAATTACTGGGTCATATATTCTTGGTTAAATATTCTCAATGATGCTGAGACAGGCATCTACGATCCTAAAAATCTAGCCAACCGCCCTGCTGAACTTAAAAACATTAAACCTGATATTGAATCAATTGCAGAATACTCAACTGATATCTCTTTATTTCTTTTAGATGAATATGATAAAAGAGTGGTAGAATTTGTATTTAAAAAAGCATTTCCCACATCCTTAGGAGGAATGAACCTGAATTACCGCACTTCTGATGAGATAGAAACATCATTTACCTTTGCTTATTCACAATTTATTGTTAAACTTGTAGAAAATGTTGACAATCTATAAAAAAAATTCAAAACTTTGTCTCAAAATAAATAAATACTTTATATGGCACGTACGATTCAAAGCCCCGGCGTTCAAATTCAAGAAGTAGATCTCTCATTGACACAGACACCAGCAGGAGTAACATCAATACTTTTGCCTGGGTTTGCTCCTAAAGGACCTATTGCTGAGACAATTGCAGTTGCAAGTCTTTCAGAATTTGAACAAATCTATGGCACACCTACTAATGCCGCAGAGAGATATTTTTACCACTCTGTTAAAGCCGCTTTTCAAAGCCCTTCTGATATTATTGTATACCGCCTTCCATATGGTGAAGGCGCTGGTATCAATACAACTGATCTTTACACAGCATTAGTTTACCCTGTTGCTGCATATTATCCTGGAACCAGTGCAACAAATGCTGCTAGTTACACACCTGTAACTCAAGGACAATATAGTAACACAACTCTAGATGGGGCTAGTGCTACATATGTTTTTGGTACACCCACACATTACAAACTGACTCAACAAGAATATCTCGATATCTTGCGTGGTACAGCATTTACATGGAGCTCCACAAGCAGTGCTGCCAATGGAAACATCAGCACATCTTTTGCTTCAGTTGCAGATTTTGGCAAAGCTGGTCTAATTATTCTCAATAAATCACAGTCTTCAATCAACAGCAGATTTGAAGGATATTATATTGGATTGGTTGACAATACCAATCTCAATCCTGCAACACCTTTTAACGTTGTCAACAGAGTGCTTTCACTCAACACAATTGCAACAACTACATCTGGCACACAATACAACGTATTACCTGATGCTAGACTAGCATTTCCTCTCTCTGCAATTACAGCAGGTATTGGTAACAGTGTATCTGAAACATTGGAAAACATACCATCTTTTGATATCTTTAATAGTCAGTTTGATGATACAGCAGCCTTGGGTGTATTTAAATTGCGTCAGTCAGTCTTCTCACCTGATACAATTGCTTTAGATTATGTTTTAGAAGAAAGTTACCTTGGATCATTTGACTATTATCGTCAGATTAATGATGAAAATGGCGGACCTGCCAAGAGCTTCTTCCTAGAAACTCTCGATAACAACTCTTCACAGATTACTACATTGGTTAACCCTAATATTTCCAACAGACTTTCCACTAGCTGGTTGAATGATCAAGGTGTACCTACAAAGAAAATTCGTTTCCTTGGTGCACAATTAGGTACACCTGTACCTAATGACACACCTGACACATACAACACACGTGTTGGTGCTCCTAGTGCTGCCATAGCAGCATTTAATAGCACACTAGGCACTGTTGATGCTCTAGTTGCTCTTGGTGATTATACACCACAAAACATTGATACAAAGATCATTGGCAATGTGCCAACAAAACTACAATTACTGTTTGATAAAACAGAAAATTCTGATATCTACTCTTTCAATATTGCTGTAGAAGCAGGATTAGGAACGATTTACGTTAATTCCTTTAACCCTGCCACAAGTGGTTATTTTGATGACACAGTTGGCTATAATGCAGTACAGAGCGGTCTTTCTTCACAAAGCACTGGTGTGACATCAGCTGTATTGAGCCAGTACACTGCAGTGGCACAACAATTTGTTTCTTTTGCACAAGATAAACGCAAGGATCTGTTGTTTATAGCCGATCCAATTACTAATATCTTTGTTGAAGGTCTCAACATCAAGACTCTTGATGATCCTTCCAAGACTTTCTCAAACAATATTTACTGGCCATTGAGAAATCAATTCTCATCCATCAATTCTAGTTATGTTTGCACTTATGCAAATTGTGTTAAAGTGGCTGATATTGCTTCTACTCAAGAAGTATGGGTTCCTTTCTCAGGATTTGCTGCAGGATTAATGGGCAATACTGATAGCAACTTTCAACCATGGTTTGCAACTGCAGGGTTTACAAGAGGTGTTGTGACAGGTGTTACAGATCTTGGTATTTTTCCCAAACAGAAACAAAGAGATCAACTATATAAGATCAATCTGAACCCCATTGCATTCTTCCCAGGTGAAGGGTTTGTAGTGTACGGTCAAAAGACCTTGCAGAAAAAGCCAAGTGCATTTGATAGAATCAATGTGCGCAGATTGTTCTTGAATCTTGAAACTGCAACAAAGAATGCTGTGAAGTATTTTGTATTTGAACCAAACACATTGTTCACCAGAACACAAGTATTAAACACCCTCACACCTATATTTGATAATGCAAAGAATACACAGGGTGTGTACGATTACTTGATTATTTGTGACGAAAGAAACAATACACCAGACATTATTGATGCCAACACACTTGTAGTAGACATTTATCTTAAACCTACAAGAGCTGCAGAATTTATCCTTGCAAACTTCTATGCTACCCGTTCTGGTGTAAGCTTCCAGGAGATTGTCTCATAAACATGAAGGGGAATAAATAATTTTATGGCCGATGTAAATCAATTAATTCAAGACTTTTATAGAGTAGCGCAAAACAGAGAGTTTGCTCGTGATTATAGCTTCAGAGTACTGTCCATCAACACAGGTGGTGCATCAACTGTAGAATTTGATCAAGACGATTTAGTTTACATCAAGACTGCTTCTCTACCTGAAAGATCCATCAGCAATGTAACAGTCCCTTACATGGGTCTCAATTTCAATGTGCCTGGAAATGCTACTTATCCTGGTTCTGATGCTTATAGCTTGACATTCTATGCTGATGCCCAGTCCAAAATCCGTCAGAAGTTTGAACAATGGTCACAGGACATCTTCAATGATGCTAATTCTACTGGTAATTACTTTGCTCCTAAGCAGACTGCTATCATTGACCTAGTACAATTGGATAATCAAATGAACAAGGTTGCTCAATATCAGCTAGTTGGTGTTTCTGTTAGAAGCGTAGGACCTCTGCAGTATAATATTTCTGAAGGAACTGGCAATACAATTGAATTTACCTCCACGATATCATTTCACTACTGGAGAAGACTGAATTAATTAAATAATTAGGTGGATAATCCGTTCACCTCAGCACTGCAGGCTTTAGAGCAGAATTTTACTGGTCTTTTTAATGGGCAAAACCCATCGTTTGCTCCTCAAATTACGGAATTATTTGGGTTTAATATACCCGGTGTACCTTTAATTAGCCCGAGAGATTATTTTCTTACACAAATGGAATCGTGGTTTACCGCTATTCCTATGTCAACACAATGGGTAATAGTGATTGATAACTTCCCTGTTGCTTTACGTTCTGACATATTACAAGGCTTGGAGATAACAGATGGTGGTAAAAAAGGGTGGGACATATCTACATCTGTTGCAATTTTAAAAAGCTTCCCTCTGCAAAGAATAATTGGATGTTTGTTTGCCAATTCAATCTCTATACCTGCTGAACAATTTAATGTGGATTCTGCTTCTGTACCAAACAATAGAGGGTTTCTTCCCGGTATAATTGGCAGTAATCGACAAGTCGATCCACCCACACTTACCATTGAATTTAGAGATACAAACACATCTTTCATTGACAATTTACTCAGACCCTGGGTTATATTAGGGTCACATTTCGGCATGGTATCTAGACCTGGAGACACCCCTGGTAAAAGAGATGTGAGAAATATGAAGTGTAATATGACTTTATTGCAATATGCCCGTACTTTGAATAGTATTTCCATGATACCTAGAAAGGTATGGCATTTTTACAACTGTATGCCCTATAATATTGGAGAAGAAAACTACAATTACACTGATGAAGTTGTAAACAACATAACAACCCGATGGACATATTCAAATTATACCATTGAAAATGGCCTTTATCTGCCTGTACAGGATCTTGTAAATAGAATCTCTAACGGTGATATACCCAGAGTTACTTCTTTCCAGAATGGTATTGGCAGTATAAATCCTCTAGGCTTCCTATAAGTTCTTATAATGGACTTCTATTTAAATTTTTACGCGCCATCTTTAAAAAAGAATTTAAACTTGAAAGAACTTACCTTTCATCAGTTTTTTACTCTCAATAAATTTATTACAAACAATAACCATGCTCATATATCTCAATGTTTTGATGATATTATTCTTGATAATCTTAAAGAAAAAGAATATTTCTGTCAATTAACTAATTTTGATAAATTTGTAGGGCTTTATTTGCTTCGAAGTAGTTGCATTTCCCCAGAAGTGGAGCTTAAAAGCGGCACAAGTACAGCAAAAATTTCTTTATATCCATTTTTAGTTAAATGCGTAGATAAAAAAGTTGAAACAAACAGCATTGTTACTGTAAATGACATAGAGCTGCAGCTAAACCTACCAAAATACCTTTATTCATCAAATACTTTTGATGTAATCTATGACACAATTTACAATGTAAAGATAAATAAAAAAAATATTGATGTATCAGCATTGAATGCTGAAGAAAAAAATAAAATAATTGAACAATTGCCCGCTCAGATATCTGCAAAAGTCAAAGCTTACTGTGATGAGATGGAAGAACAATATTCCGACTTAATTCTTGAATTTAAACTGCTTATTGATTCGAAGATTACTGTCAACCCTTTCAACAACAGCTTGTTTGAAATTTTAAAAGCATTTTATCAAACAGATTTGATTAGTTTATATGAATTACAATATATTCTGGTAAACAAACTACTTTATTCTGCAGAATATGTAGATAAAAACACTCTAATTGAAAATATTTTACTAAGCAACTTCTATAAAGCAGAGATAGAAAAGATAAATGCCGAACAAAACAAGAATCTTGACAAATCTACATCTCTAAGTAAATAACAGTATGGATAACTTCTCTGATGCTATATCTTCATTAAACAATCTCACTGTTCAATACGATATATTCGTACCATCAGTAAACAGAAAAATTAAATTCAAAGGACTCAACACCAAGCAGCAAAAAGAAGCAGTAAAAAGCGCCTTAGAGACAGGATTTATAGGTGTATCTTTTTCTAATTTTCTTAATACAATTATTAAAGACAATGCTTGTGAGAATGTAGAGTTCTTGCTTACAGATAAAAACTTTATTATAACTTGTCTCAGAGTTCTATCACTTTCTAAAGAAATAAAAATTGACAACACAGCAATTGATTTCAGCTTCATATTGAACAGCGCTGCTGCCCTGCCTGAACATTTAAAACAAAAAGAAATTAGTGATAATAATCTAAAGGTAAATTTACAAGTACCCTCGCTCACTAAAGATACTGAAATTAACAGAGAAACAGCAAAGAAGATAGGTCAAGATAAAAGTGATTCCCTTTCAAAGGAAGCAGTTGGTGAAATGTTTATTAATGAGCTTGTAAAATACATTGACAAAATATCCATTGACAATAGCGGTAAAATAGTTGAGCTCAACTTCAAAGATGTAACATTTGAACAGAAGGTACAGCTAGTTGAAAAGCTGCCACTTACACTTAATTCTAAGATATTTGATTATATAAACGAAGTTCGCAACTTTGAAAAGACTGCTTTTATAAAAGATGGAAAACAGTTAGATCTCACCATTGATCCATCGTTTTTTACAGTTTAAAAACTGTTTTTTATTTAAATATTATTAATGAACGGTGATGCACCTGATGTAGCAATCCTAGCTGATAAAATCGATAGTATAGATGGTAAGCTCGATTATATAAACAGCATGCTAGATAAGACTCCTCGGGAGAGTACTGAAAAAAATGATTTAGCTGAAAAATTTGCTGATGAACAGAAGCAAAATCGAACAAAATTTAATAGGTTCAATCAAAAACAAAAGCTTTATCAAGCTATACCCATCACCATTGACGGTATTTCAGTTGATGGCAAAAATGCTCTGCAAAAAAGCTTAAAAAACCTTTTTACATTTCCAGAAGAAACAACTAAAGCTATTACAAAGAAAAAAGACAACTTGCTACAAACCTTAGCATTGATTTCTGCATTACTGCTTGCAGCATATGTATTTTTAAAAGATAAAGTTGATGATTTTTTAAGAAAAATTCAAGAATGGCTTGGTGGTCTTTTAGGATCTATTAAGATAGGCGAATTATTTAGTAAAATTTTTGAAGGCATTCCAAAGCTAGGCGAACTATTAAAAGCTAAATTTCTCGAAATGCTTGAACGTTTGTTTAAAATGGAGGGTCTAGCTAAACTTTCACCTGAGCTTAAAGCGTTATTTGAACGATTTAAAGCACTGCCTAAAAAATATTTAGCAATGAGTATCCAAGAGCTTGAAAAAGAAATAAAAGCGTTACAAGAATTTATAAAATATAGACAAGCATATTTTAATACTGCAGCAGAAGCACAGAGCAAGTTATTAAAAGATCTTGAACAACTTAAAAAACTTAAAGATGCTGGGATGTCTGCAGAACAAATTACCCGCGCTGTAGAGAGGTTTAATAAAACGCAAGAGACAATTAAAAAAGTTCTAGACCTAATCAAAGGACCTTTGGAGATGCTAAGAGCTTCAGGTGCAGCTGTAATGGAAGGGGTGAGTAAATTTGTAGAAGGAATAGGTAAAATATTAGAAGCACTAGTTAAATTTATACCGTTTGGTACAAAAGTGTTTGGCCTGAGTAAAGCACTTTTAGAAAATTTAGGACCAGTGGCAGTATTAATTGATTCATTTGAAACAGCAATCCATCTATATGACAAATCAAAAACTGGTAAATTAGGAGCTGAAGAAATAACAACTGCATTAACAACCCTTGTGTTGAGAGCTATTGGATGGCTTGGCGGGCTACTAGTTCTGCCTCTAGCATTTTTAAGAAGGGAAAGCATTCAAGACAATATTGAAAAAATATTTCAAAGCGAAAATATAGTAGAAAAAATCACAAGAATGCTGCTGTTTCCTATTGATATAATTGTAAAGGCTTTAGGCGATACCATGGCAGGATTAGCAGATATAGGAGCAATTGCTTTAAAAATAGTAAGAAAAATTTCAGGATTTTTTGGTGGTGACAAAGAAAAAGGATTCCTCGAATTATTCTTAGAGAATTTTTCAGCAGAGATGAAAAAGAATATAGAGAATTTTAACTTAGCCACACTAACAATGAGCATAGGTGAAAAAATTGGTGAATTTATATTTGATATGGTTTCTTCTGTTCTAACCTGGTTAAGAGAAAAAGCCGACACCCTTGGTACTGCTAAAAATTGGATTCTTTCAAAAATGGGGTTCAATAAGGATGTACCAGTTGTTGATAACAAAGTGCAAGCCAAGGTTAAAGAAAACACTGTGCCTGAATTTGAGCCTCAAAAAGCTAAAGATTTTATTAGCAGACCTGGTCAAAAAGCCATTATGTTTAGTTCTGATGATACTATTATGGGTGTTAAGAACCCTGATGGATTGAATAAAAAACTTATTGGCGAGCTAGTAAAGAAAATAGAAGAAATAAGAAAAGAAGATCGCGTAACATTAAGAAAATTAAGCGACTCAATCACCGAGCTGTCTACAACAACACAAGCTAACAACAACGTGAACATGGTAAACAACAGCAGAAATGTTACTAGCATTACCATTTCACCCACAACATCTAAAAGCTACCGTGATAGCAGAACGAGTTAATAAGTAATAATATGCCAAATAGATTATGGGCATTCAAGTACGACTACACTACTTCTAAGGAAAAGGGCACTAATGTTAGAAGACTGGATAGTGCTGTACCACTCCTTGTGCCACCAACTACTGATGGCTATACTAAAAGACCTGATGTTATTGACGCAGTTACAAACAACATTGTAACAGTAAATATAGCACGAGATTTTCCATGGACATATACTAAAGCAGGTGATGTTGCTAGAGCTGAAACACCTCGCATATATCTAAAAGAAAAAAGACTAAAAACCAACGCATTTATTTCATCTATTCTGTATTCTTTTGGTAGCTCTATACAAGGTGCTACCAAAATTATTGATACATTAAAACAAAATAATATAGGCACAGGAGAGAATGGTTTTATTACCACACTTGAAAAACTTGCACAGCAAGGTACAGAAGGCTTCAATGCTTTTGCAGGCAACATTGCAAATGGCTTAGGGTTCAGTCCTTTCCAACAACCTAATTCTACAGCAGAAAACATACCAAGCGGAACAAAAAAAGAAACTTTCATAGACACTCTTTTGAACTTTTTTAATCAAAAAGCGGGTGATAATAATAGCGCTCTTGATGATCCATTATTGACTGCATATAAAAACCTCTACCCCTCTGTTAATACAGGTTGGAGATATGTTTTTCCTTACTTTGATGACTATTACAACTCTTCCCAAAATGTTTTTGGTGAAGACTCTGGATCTCAAAATGTTTTAAATCTTATTACTGCAGGAGCTGAAACATTGCAGAACATTGCAGGTATTGCTGGAGCGCTCTCCAGACCATTTGGATTCTCATTTCAGGAAAAAGCTAAATTCTACAATTTTCCTTCTGAAGGTGAAGAATTCTCATTTACCTTCCCTCTCATTAATACAGGTAGTACTACTTTCGATCAAGTTGTTAAGAATTGGCAGCTAATATACTTGCTTCTTTATCAAAACAAACCCGCTAGAATAGATAGAAATATAATAGAACCTCCAGTTTTCTATGAAGTCAGTATACCAGGTCAAAAATTCCACCCATTTTGTTATATTACTAATATTGCTGTTGACTTCAAAGGATCGAGAAGAGAACTTAACTTCAATCTAGACTTCCAAAACATTAATACAAATGAGGTTTTACCAGCTGAAGATACAAATTCATTTTCAACAACCAATGGCAATGTCAACACACAGACTGCATTTGACACATCCACAAAAGACATACAATCTACTTCTACATCCACTAATTTCACTGCAATTATACCAGATGCATACGTAATAAAGATTACACTCAAATCATTAGTAACTGAAACAAGAAACTTCATGGCATACACAGTGCTTGGAGGGCAGAATACCAATACACTTGCATCTATTACCGATCTAGATCAGCAATTAGTAGCTGCAGTAAACAAATATCTAGGCAATTCTTCTGTAGTGGGCCAAAACACTGGCAACCAACCAGGATCAAATACCCCAGTTAACTATACTATTGGTGGTTGGCCTGTTCCTGACAATACAGGAAAGATTGTAAGCCCTTCAAACGTAGCTTAAAGACTGCGAATAAATACTTATATGGATTTAGGACAGTACCAACGAGCCATTTCTGAATTACCAGTTCTAAATAATTTTAGATATGAAAACATATTTAAACTCTACCAAAACGACCTCAATCAGTACTATTATAATATCACTAAAAAGATTGTTTTGCCAAACAACTTGGACCCAACACAATTCTTAATATACCCCGTCAAGCAAAGCATGCCCTGGACAATGGTTAGTTTCAACATTTACTCCACAATTGAATTGTGGTGGTTGCTTTGTGTTGTCAACAACATACAGAACCCAGTACTGCAACCTAAAACCGGCACATATATTAAGGCCCTGAGACCAGAGCTGATTGCACCATTGATAAATGATATTAAATCTCAATTGGTATGAGTGAATATTTACCGGCTACTACTGAGTCTAAATTTAGTGACTTTTCTTATCTCATTAACAACAATTTCTATGACTTTAGAGTGTTTCTCGGATCATATGATGGCAGATTAAAGCTCCTGTCACCTTCTTCAATAAAATCTCTTAACATAGAAGATAGTATAGACAGCCTCTATCACACTGGTTTTATTATTCTGGATAATAGACAGGATAACTTAGAAAGCAGTTATGACAGTACCGTTGACCAATCAAATCCCAAATATTATATGCCTGGACAATCTACCACTAGCAACATACAAGAAACTTTCATGTTCAATGGTGATAGCAGGGACATTTTAAGAGTTCAAATTCTCCCTAAGTTATCTCAACAAACAACCAACATTACAGATCAAGAAGTGTTAAAATATTTCTTGCTTTCATTCGATTTTGCTATTTATAACACAGAAGAACTGGACGACGGTACCATGGACGGTAAGCTAAAAAAGCTATATTTTTGGGAATTTGATTATGAAATATTAAGAACAAAAAATTCTTATTTTTCTACATCGAATTATGTTAACACAAGAGAAGAGAATATACAAGATCTATCAAATACAGAAAGACGCATCTCTACAGGTGCTGCCCTTTCAGCAGCTTTGTTGGAAGGATTGACAAGAGACGACGGATTCACAACAACTTTTGGCACATTTGACCCCGGATCTACACCAATTTTTTTCTCTGCTCCTGGCAATTTTAAATGCATTGACACAATAAACTATATATTGGATCGCCATGTGAGCGATGCTGGCAGCAATTATAGCCCAGGATTACTGCAGCTTGAGCGGTATCCAAAAGTATATACACTCAGAAGCTTTAAAGACATATTTCAAAATGCAGTACAGAACACTGGTGGTCAATTTATTGCTGGGCCAGATTATTTAGAGACTTATAAGATTGCAGGGTATTCTGATAATAAATCAGATCGTCTGCCCAGATTCAATATTGAGTTTGCACCTGCTTATGCTCCATTCTTTCAAGCAGAAGGTAATTTAGATGTATATAGTTTTGATAGTGTTGCTGGGCTATACACACAAACTGAAATTAATAGTAAAATTGTTCATTACTACAATTATGCTGATAAAGAATTTGATATTGAATCCAATCGTAACAGCATAGAAGCATTTGATAAGATAGCTAACGACCACTATGTATATCCTTTTTCTCCTCAAGGAGCAAAAACCTTTCAGCTAGGCAATAATCGTAAAACGAACAAAAACACAACCAATGAATTTGCAACCATAGAGCTAGATGAAAATCAAAGGCTCTCATTAGGCCTTGCTAAGAATTTAAAGAATTATGTTTATTTGAACAACTTCACTACTTTCAGAGTACAAGGAGCAACTCACCGACAAGCTGGTAAATTCATAGGCATAACAAGAGAAAATAACAAACAACCAACATTATTTGACAATAAATTTCTAGGCATATACTTTATTCTATCAGTTAAGCACATATTTGAAGATGCTAAGTATATAAATGAATTAGTGTGTGTTAAAACATATCTACCTACAGATATCTTTCTAAATAAAAATATACCATGAAAACCTTGACACAAGAAGAAAAAGATGAATTTCAGCGTCTAGTGGCTGAAAAGCGCGCTCAATGGGAACAAAAAAACGGTCTACCCCCTGGCTCAGCTACTCCCAAAGCACCAAAAGGCTTTGAAGAAGAATATGAAATAATTCGTTCTAGAAATTCATCAGGCAATTTATACACACCTACAGCTTCTCCTTCTTTTCCTGATTTTGCAGCACAACAAAATAACAACACAGAGTATGACCCACCAGAGTTTACAGCACAAAAAACCACAACTACTAGCTCTACGTATATTGCAAAGACAATTCTTCCCAAGCTGGTAGATATAAATTATACCCAGACTGTTGATCAATTAAAAACAGAGTCCAATTTTTTCGATTCATCAGCTGTGCAAAATCTTGAAAAAGAAGCTGCCATAAGCTTAGATTACTACACCGCTCTGCAGAGCTCAGATATTATTGCAAGTTTAACAGATTTTTATAAAAATTTAAATGATAAACTATCAACATTAAAGAATGATTTTGTAGATTTTTGGGTAAAACGCTTTCAACTTACACCAGAACCTATCAAGACATTAATTTCTCAAAATTTAGATATTAATAATGACTCTTTTTATACTGAACTTAGTGACTCAATAGGTCTGCTCGTTAATAGCGGTGTACTAATAGATGATGCAACTACACCGTTCACTGATTACACAACTGATTTATACACTGCACCCAATACACTACCAATACAAGTGAGAAACAAAATATCAAAAACATCTTTAGCTGTAACTTATGACTTAAGCAGAAATACGACAATTTTGATGCGCAATAACCTCAAAGGAATTAACTTACCCACAAGAAACACAAACCCATACACCAACTCTACAACAAACCCAGCTCATGGAACTAATCTAATTACTGATATAAACACTTACAACATTATTAAAACTAACCTTAATAGCTACTATACAAAATTAAATAACAATTTCAAAAAGATATTTTCTTATGTTCAGTACAATAGCAACATTAACAATTTTAATGGCTATAATCCCAGAGAAACAGGTATTGTAGGTGGGTCCAACCAACAATTAATTACAAGAGATTATACATTTGGTTTGATGGTGAGCAGGTTTACTCAAAGTGTTGATTTATTATTGAGAAAAACTAAAAACTTACTATCTTATAAAACCAACAACAATACTATAGGCAATGTAACAACATCCAACACTTAAATATTTTTATGATAACACCAGCTGATGAAGATTCTGCATTTTTAGCAATTAAGAATGATTTATATAGAAATATATCAGCCAGGACTCTGGATGCAGATACATTAAGACCTATTTTTTCTGATAACTTTGTAACACCAACTGGTTTGCCAGAAAATACCACATATTTTAACAGGATAGCTGAATTAGCTTTTAATAACAATGGTTTAAATGCAGCTAATCCTTTCGGTGACATTAATCAGCTCAACCCCTTCAATAACTACTTAGATACTGTCAAAGAGAGCCTGCTCAACTGCAATATACCTTCTCTACCCACAGCTAACCTTCTTCCTTCAGCAACCAGTCTTTCTCAATTGCTGAATGTGAATATATTTGATAATATCCTAAAGAAAGTAAGCACTTTGCCTAAGATTGGCTTAAACATTGGACCCAATATTGTAGGCATATTAACCAGCTTAGTGCAATCCAATCTTACATCCTTGCTTGGTCCTTTTGCAGGCTATTTGAAAACTATAAGTGCTTGTATTAAAAAGTTTTAAGGAATAATTTCTGCATCAATAACTTTTGTATTGTCTATTAATGCTTTGAATATCTGTTCTCTTGTGGCAAGAAGCTTGACATTATTATCATCTTGCTTGAGTTCTTTTCTTGCATCAATATCCATCTGCTTTGTTTTCACAACAGTTTCTGCTCTCTTATCATTAACAACTATTTTATTTAAAGTATCAATAGCTGAGCTTGCAGCTGCAACCAGACCAGCAAAAGCATCTACATCTTTTGCTTCTGGTGAAGAGAGAATATAATCTTTTACATTTTTAATCATCTCTAAACTGTCTTCTACTAGCTTACCACCCTTTTCAACTACAAATTTTTCTAATTCTTCTTTTTTAAGAGGATTTGATTCTTTTTCTGCTTCTTTTGCTTTTGTTTGTGCTTCAGTTAATTGACTCAATAAGTCACCTACCATCTCATTTAGCTCTTCGCTCATGTTATTATTTACTGTCATACTTGAATTATTAAACACTGTACGTATAATAGAATTATGAGTTTAGATCTTAATTTAACCTACATGCCTGTGCTTAAGTTTGAAAAGACACACGAATTAGCAAAACTACCTACTAAAAACCATGAATCTGATACGGGTTATGATGTTTATTCTATTGAAGATAAAACAGTACCAGCACGCAGCAGTGCTGTTGTAGGAGTTGGTCTTAAGTTTGCTGACATCCCAGAAGGGTATTGGGTGAAAGTGGAAAGCAGGAGTGGTTTAGGATTCAAACATGGCATTACAGCTCATCCTGGTATTATTGATAATGGATACCGTGGAGATGCAGGTATTAAGTTATATAATCTCACTGATGCAGACTACCAAATTAAAGCTGGTGACAGGATTGCTCAGTTTGTTGTTTATATGAATATTGGCATGCAGGTTGAATGGGGCACAGTGCAGGAATCTGTCCGTGGTGAGAAGGGATTTGGATCATCCGGCAAATGACCATTAATGATTTTAATAGCCTGTGGTGTGAAAAGTATAGACCACGTGTTCTAGAAGATTTTGTTGTCACACCAGCTAATCTTGAAATAATTCAGTCATTTGTTACTAACAAGCAAATACCTAATTTATTATTCTTAGGTACACCAGGCATTGGCAAGACCACTCTAGCTAAAATTATTGTGAACGATATCTTGGGATGCCAATATCTGTACATTAATGCTAGTGATGAAAATGGTATTGATACAATTCGTACAAAAGTAACAGGGTTTGCACAAACCCGGAGCATTGATGGCAATTTAAAAGCAATTATTCTGGATGAGTGTGATGGTCTCACAATGGATGGTCAGCGTGCACTACGCAACACAATGGAAGAGCTTGCTGGGTTTACAAGGTTCATATTAACTGCTAACTACAAATATAAAATCATACCAGCATTACAAAGCAGATGCCAGAGCATGGATTTAACACCACCCATAGACCTAGTAGTTAAGAGATGCGCACATATCTTAAAGAATGAGAAAATTGAAATTGTCAACGGTCAAAAGACAAAGCTTCTTGAACTTGTTAAAAAGTTTTACCCAGACATTCGCCTCTGTATCAATGAATTACAGAAGTTCTCAGTATCCAAGAAGCTTAACATTAATGAGTTTAACCCCAACAACTTTTTAACACTGATCTACAAAGAGATAAAGAGTAAAAATGTTAATTCTCTTCGCAAAGTTTTAATTGAAAATGAGAGCACATTTAACTCAGATTATGTCTCATTATTAAGAAATCTGTTCAACTACATTGATGAAAATGAAACAGATGTAGAATATAAAAAGAAGGCATTGCTTATAGCAGCTGAACATTTGTATAGATCTGCTTTTGTAGTAGACCAGGAAATCAATTTCTTTGCTTGTACGATTTTGTTAGCTGATACTCAGCTTTTAGGCAAATATTGCGCTGTATAAGCTGCAGGGTCTTTTTGATTCACTGCTGGGCTAGAAGGTATAACAACATTTGCATTGTTTAACACTCTGTCACCTTTGCTTGGCTTGCCATCTACGCTAGACGTATGTGTTTGTGTGACTGGATTAAAAGTATTCTTATCTTCAGTTTTAAGCACTTCTTCAACTGGTTTAGGATCAATTTGCACCTTGTTATCATACTTTAATTTGTCAGACACAGGAGGTAGGTTGATGCCGTCATTTAAATGAGCCACTAGAATTGCTGGAACTGTAACTGCTTTATTAACATCATATGTACCAGGTGCTATTTCTGGTACAATCTCTACAGAGAAGCTATAGCCATAATTATCAGGATTACCAGCACCCATAACAGCAGGCATGGCAGACTTAACATTTCTAACTCTTAGATTTAATCCTGAGTTAATCAGCTCTTCTACAGCTGTTTTAACTGATTCAGGCTGATTCTTAAAGAAATCATTCTTTAATGCATTATCTATAAATTTGACTCTATCACTTGTTAGAAACCCACCACGGGTGTATCTGGATAGAGTGGCTTCAAATAGCTTATTAAAACGCTTATCCATTTAAAGTATTTATTTCAACAAGCTTATTATTCCTTCTTTATTTTTTTCATAAATAATAATATGGGTAATTTACGGATTAATACACTGACACCTAAAACTGTAAATAACTCAGGATTCACATACTCTGATTTAAAACTAGATTTAACCTTTGATTACACAGTAAATAACGAATTACTTAAAGATAAAGAAATAAAAGACTCAGTCAACAGTCTAGACTATGATGCATTGAAAAATAGCATTGTTAACCTGTTCACCACAATACCCGGCCAGAAGCTACTAAATCCATTTTTTGGTCTCAACTTGGCAAAATATCTGTTTGAACCTGTGAACGAAGATGTTGCGACAACCATAGCTAATGATATCACACAAGGCATAGCAACTTTTGAACCTAGACTCAAAATACGTCATTTAAATGTCGGTTTTAGCGTGGACAAGCAACAGTATGTTATAGCGTTAAACCTCAACATACCTCAAATAAATAATAAATCATTTCAACTAGTAGGAACCTTGAGTAACTCAGGTTTCTTTTTAAATAATTAAACATGGCCAATCTAAACAATGACTCTAACTTGAACACAGATAATTATGCTGCGTTTGATGCTTTGTCTCTCAAGAGCTTAATTATAAAGCGCTTGAACAGCAACACAGTTTTTACAGATCAAAATTTCGAAGGAAGTAATATTTCTGCTGTTATTGATATTATAGCCTATGCATACAATGTGTTGCTTTTTTATCTCAATCAGACTGCTGCTGAAAGTACTTTCAGTACTGCAACAGTCTATGAAAATATTAATAAAATTGTAAAGCTACTAGGTTATAATCCTGTAGGCTTTCAAACATCTATCCTACCCTTCAAAGCATATGCAAACAATCAGCTTGCAGCTGGTACATACACAGTACCACGCTACACATACTTTACAATCAATGGATCTGTGTACAGCTTCAATAATGACCTGACATTCACCAAATCCACTTCTGGTACAGAATATTTGTCTGTGTTTAGTGACCAAAATTTATTGTATCAAGGCAGTTACACAGAATATCCAACATATGTTGCCATTGGTGAGCCACTTGAAAGCATTGTCATGGTAATTGTCGACAACAATAACAACAACATTATTATTGATCATTTTAATATTGATGTGTATGTAAAAGACAATACAGCTCAAACACCCAAATGGGCCAAGTGGGAATCAACACAATCATTATTCTTGGAAAGATCTAATGCACAAGCATATGAAATACGTCTCAATGAAGATGGTAGGTATGAAGTAAAATTTGGTAATAATGTAAATGGCAAGCAGCTCAACACAGGAGATGAAGTGGCCATCTATTATATCAATTCATCAGGTACACCAGGTCAAGTAGGCCCCAATACTATAAATGGCAATACCCCTTTCATATACAATCCAGTTAGATTCTCTCAAATTAAAAATGATACAACTCCAGCAAATCTTAGACTCTTAGAACAAAGAGATTTAAATCAGCTAAGCTTTGAAAACCCAGACCCATCCACTAAGTTCATTACTGCTGAATCAGTAACAAACATAAAAGCCAATGCTACAAATACTTTCAAGAGTCAATATAGATTAGTTACAACAGAAGATTTTCAAAATTATATTCTTAAAAATTATAGCAACATTCTTGCATCAGTAAAAGTTGTCAATAATTGGGATTACTTGAGTCAACATATCAAATATTTCTATGATCTGGGTGTAAGCAAACCCAGTCTAGAGTCGCGAGTATTATTTAACCAAGTTAAGTTTGCTGATTCTTGTAATTTTAATAACATATATGTGTACTCAGTACCGAAGCTTGAAAAGATAACATCAATTTCTACAAGAGCAAATTATATTAACACTGCACAGAAAAATCTTATCATAAATAATGTAAATAGAACCAAGCTAGCAACAGCTGAAATTGTATTTAATGATCCAGTATATGTTCAGTTTGATCTAGGGCTAAGATTAGGCAATGAAGAACTAACACCTCAAATTGCAGATAGCTGCTACCTTGAAATAACAAGAAACATTACATCAAAAAGAAACCCTGAAACAATAAGAAAGCAAGTTGCTAGTATTATTACAAATTATTTTGCCACTACAAAAGATAACCTGGGTAAACTTATATCCTTAACCGACCTTTCCAATGAAATTAATGCAATTGAAGGCATAATAGATGTAAAAACTATAAGAATAAATGGCACTACAACAAATACAACCCCTGGGATAAATTTTCTAGCTTTTAATCCTGTGTATCCCTATGCAGATATACGCATTATCTCACAAGACACACAACTGCCTTTCTTTAAATTTCCTTATCTAAACAATCCAACTAATTTTATTGATAAAATACAGGTCATCACGCCATCATTGCAACTTCTTGAGAGAGAGTTCTAATGGCTACTCCAAATCTGTTTTCTTTTCTTAAATTTCAGGTAAAAGACTTTTCAAACACTGAAGCTTTATCAACATATTCTTTAGATATAACACCCCTCACATTTATACCTGACTTTACAACTGCAGCACTGCTTTCATCTGCAGGAGCTCCTTCAAACAAATATATCCTCTGGGATTTTGGTGATGGAACAACATCTACAGACTTAACCGCTACCCATCATTACAAATGGCCAGGAACATACAGAGTTCAACTCACATTTTTTGACAATCAAGGCAATGCATACAATAATCTCTATGTGCCTACAATTAGAATTTTTAATTTTGTCGCTGATGATATAAATTTTCAAAACTATGGTAAATTCATATATGATGTGCCTGCCAGTAAGATCATAGATCCATTAGTCATACAAAGAACAAACAGCTACCAGACATTAAATTCACTCACTGGCAATAATTTTACAATTAATCTCTATGCATCTGGTGCATTAGGTAATTATATTAATGCTCAGACTTATTATAACGACAAATGGGCACACTTGAGGTCATTGTCTCGTTTTTATATTCAGGAAAATCTTAATAATAATTTAAGCTACACAATTGTGGATAGGGTCAGCACAGTTGATACTGAAATTTATGCCAGAATTAACAACAACCAATTGCAAAGGTGCAACAAAGAGGATGAAGGCAGTGTATTTGCTGGCACATCAGGTTATGCAGAGATTTACTATGTTGATGATCGTACTAAAAACTTTACTACCAGAGATGCTCCAGTCTTTATTTTTGCTACACCTGATAATGCAGAGTACAATGATAGCTTCACTTATGCAAACAACCTTTATGAGTATATTCCCAAGCCACCTGAAGGATTTCAATCAATTAAAACTGCAGTTCAACCTATAGTCAAGATAAGACACAACCCAGCAGCAAAACTCTCCATTACTACTAATGGTATTGATGGTGAAGGGCCATTATCAACTTCCAGATTTCAACTCCCTAGTATTAGTTGGCAAAACACTGAAATTCCTTTTGTCATAAAACTAAAAGACAATGAAGGATATACAACAAGAACATATCCTCCTCTTTCTTGTTCCTTTATTGATGCATTCACACCAACCACATCAACGTTTGATCTGCAGATAGATTTAGTTAAATTTGACGGCAACGGTTATTTACGCACCACTGATACATTGTATTATAATGATTTTCCTACTGAAGCACCACAAAGCATTGGAGCGTTTTATAAAGGATATTTTATTGCTCAATCTGATCACTACACATGCAAATTGACTGCTGGTATGTATATTATCGATCCAGTAAACTTTCCTAAAGACAGTTTGCTTGGGTGGATATGTCAGCCAGATTTTAAATACATTAAAAGAATTTTTAGAACCAACATTTATAATTACTGCTATGACACTGCTACTTTTACTTTGTCTGGTAAAATAAATGATTTCAATACTCCAAACAGTCCAAACTCATATTGTTTAGCTGTTGCACCTTCTGGTGCTGGTAGAGGTAATGATTATCAATCCTGGGTTGGTGATGGTGCTGTGGATAAAATATATAAAATTGATATTTTTGGTAATATACTTTCTGCTTTTGCTCTATCTTCTTACCCCGTTGAAACACCTGCGGGAGTCGAATACCGTGATTTAAGATCTACTCAATTGTCTAGCTCAGCTCCAAACAGTATTGCTCTAGATGGTAACAGTAATATTTGGATATCTCTGTTTGATACTGTTTCATGCATTAAGATTAACTGTAACACTGGCAATGTGATGTCTATTGCCTTTCCAGATCTTGTAAATGCAGTGTATGTATTAAGCTCTGCATACACCTTGCCTGAGTTATCTGGATTTGCAGGTGAAAACTCTCTGTTGCCTGCTTCTATTGATACTGATTATGAAGATAATCTGTGGGTTGCTTATACACACCCTGTATCCAACTTTCTTGTAAAATACAACACATATGGTAATATTCTTACAGCAGTTCCTTTGGCTCCTCTAGTTTCACCTGTTGAAATAGTGGTTGACAGAGATCAATTTGTATGGGTCACTGCACTTAATAATGTTGTTTCCCCACCTGATATTAACAACAGAAATGATTTTGTATTCAAATATGATAGGTTCGGTGTTCTCGTACCAGGATACCCAATAGGCGGATTTAAACTTGTAGGTAACATAACTGTGGACGGCAATCAAAATGCTTATGTTTCTAATTCAACCAACACAATTACAAAGATTGATGCTGAAACTGCTCAGACTACTAACTTTATTGCAGGAAGCGGATTTAACGGTACCAACTACATATGTGACATTGGTGGTATAGCTGGAGACACAAGCGATTATCTCTGGGTTATTAACAATCTTGACAACAAGCTTTATTACTTTGATGTACTACCAGGCTCTACACCATCTGTTTCTGCTAGTACATACCTAGATTTGACATTTCCCCAAGATAACGATCTGTCAAATCCAGTATCTGCATTTACTGATAAATTGTTTCAAGCATATGGTGATTGGAATGGCGCAAGATGGATCAACAAATACATGGTACCATACACTGTTACCAGATATGTATCTGGTGAATCAAATACATTCAATATATTCAATGATGCTGGCGCTTATAATATACAAAAAATAAATGAAGATTTTGATGCAAGCTCATTTTATAATAATTTAAGATACCAAGAAGTATTGCTTGACAAAACTGTATTTTTTGATGAATTTTTAGGCTCAATTGTTGGCAATCTTAGCGCACAACCATACGAACTTGGCAAGACTGTGTATGAAAAGATAGCCAACTTTACATCTAATATTTCAGATGTTGGTAAATGTAATTTGTATCAATTGCTCTCTTTCTGTAGTGAATTAGGTGTTCAATTTGAACAATACAACTACCCCTACCCACCACAGCTCAGACGGTTGGTGGATATGCTCAGTATCAAGCAACGCGTATTGTATGGAAATCAAAACAAATACAATAGAGACTTTAATAAGAAATTTACTGTTAATCCTGATATAGGTCGTAATTTAGGCAATCAGATTTCACCCATATCTGGTGTCATAACATCAGGTCAACCTGTAATTGCATATGAAAAATTCTCCAATACCTACACATTAGTTAATACAAACATATTTCCTACTCCTACCCCTACTCCTACACTAACTTTAACTCCTACACCAACACCCACTATCACCCCAACCCCAACTATAACCCCGACACCTACGCAAACACCTATAGGCGGCCCAACCTTTACACCTACCCCAACCCCAACTATAACCCCGACACCTACGCAAACACCTATAGGCGGCCCAACCTTTACACCCACCCCAACACCCACAGTGACACCAACCGGCACACCCACAGTGACACCAACTATAACACCTACACCGACTATAACCCAGACACCCACACCCACACCCACACCCATACCTGTGGTTACAGTTACCGCTAATGGACAGATTGTTATACCTGCTGCAAGCAACATAAACCTCAATGTAGATAATGCAGTTACAGATTTTATTATTGGGTTTAATTTAACAGATTATTGTGCTATTAAAAATAATTTTGATGTAACTAACTTTGGCAACTGTTATCTTTCTGGATACAATTTCAATAACGTAGATTTAACCGTTAACCCAATCTATGTTACTACTGCTGCAACATTATCATCTGCTCCATCCAATTATTTTTCCATATTCTATTATACAACAGGTTCTGCTTTGGTCAACATATTGAGTAGTAATACTGCTCCTACCCCGGCACCAACCCCGACACCTACTATTACACCCACACCCACCCCTACTATAACTAATACACCTACACCTACACCAACACCCACTATAACACCCACACCCACCGTAACACCCACACCCACCGTAACACCTACACCCACCCCCACTCCAACAATAACAAACACTCCTACTATCACACCCACACCCACTGTAACACCCACACCCACTGTAACACCAACTGGTCAACCCACCTTTACACCGACACCCACACCCACTATTACCAATACTCCAACTGTAACTAATACACCCACGCCAACCCCAACTATTACCAGAACACCCACTCCAACACCCACCATTACAGTTACACCAACACCCACCATAACACCCACGCCTACCATAACACCCACGCCCACTATAACACCCACGCCCACACCCACTAATTTACCACCTACAGCAACACCTACCGTTACACCTACACATACACCCACCAGAACACCGACACCTACACCCACTATTACAGGCACACCCACCCCCACACCCACTATCACATCCACACCCACACCCACACCCGGTCCATTGACCTGGAGAATTTCAGCTAATATGAACGGTTTTAGAAGACGCGGAGCTGGATTTGGTACATTACAAGCTGGCATGCAGACTGGTGGTAGTGATTTGTCTTCAGGTAATCAGACTTACTTAGCGTCTACTGAACTTTACAATGGTATTATAAACACATGGTCCAATGGTGCCAATAATGTGTACAACTTAATAACATCCACAGGGTGCGGAACATCTACATCTGCCATTTATGGTACAGGTCTGCTCTACCAAGCACCTTCAAATTATCCTCAAGAGAGCATTTCACGTTACAATGGAATTACATGGAATGGTAGTACAAGTACCACGTGGGCTCCAACATATAGATATAACGCTGCAGCATTTGGTCCAAGTAGTTCTGATGCTGTGTGGTGTGGAGGCACAGATACACCATCAATATACGGACAGTCAATCAAATGGAATGGAACTGTTTGGGCATCTTCTGGTAATATGAATATAGCCAGACAAAGACACGTAGGCATTGGTGCATCTTCTAGCTCAGGATTAGTTGTGGGAGGTGCAACAGGCACTGGAAGTGCCCCATCATTTGGGGTAAATACTGTTGAAAAGTACAATGGGGCTACTTGGTCTACTTCAACAGCTACATCATTTACCCGTCAGACTGGTGGTACCGGTACACAGGATGATGCTTTAGTATTTTCACAGAACGATGGTACTACTTTTTATAATACCACTTTTGCATTCAATGGCACTGCATGGTCAACCAGAGATAACATGCTCACCACAAGAGCAACAGGTCAGTTTGGAAGCAATGCTGCATCTAATGCAGCTTGGTCTGCTGGAGGAGTTACCGGGTCAACTGCCTCTCCTACTGTATCTTTAACTACAGAAAAATATTGGACTAACAGCTAATTGATATTTTTAAAAAAATATTAAATATCTTTAATGAACAAAGAGTTAATACCTATTTTTAACACGCTCAATGAAGCAGAGCAAAATACTCTAAAACATCTCACAGAAGAATTAAAAGATGCATATTTTAAAAGACAAATATTTAGGACTGAAACTGAAGCAAGAATATCAGTCTTAAATGATGGTGAACACCCTACAAATGCTAGCAAATACTGGCAAGCTGTAAGAGAACAAACCATGATGCTTGATCAACTGGCCATATTGAGCTTTGAAATGAGAAGACATGAGATCAAGCTAGAAAAACTCAGAAGAAAATTACTACAAACAACAGATGAATTAGAAAAAGAAGAAATTCAAATTGATATTGATGAAATAGTGTTTTTTAAAATACAATCCCAACAAAATGCCAAAGACAGAGTCAGAGAAATACAAATGTGGTCCACCCTCAAAGCTGAGGTTAATGATGGATCTTTTGATGCACAACATGTCAACACTCACCAATTGGAAAGTTACAGAAAAATACTGGAGAATAGGGCCCGTGTAGCTTCTAATTCATCATCCCCTAGTGAACTAATGAACATAGCAGGCCCTTTGTCCACAGTTAAAAAACATTTAAAACAAACAGAAGAACTAACTTAAAATTTAGCCTATAAGCTACAGCTGCATAAACACTTTAGCATAGCGTGCAATATTGTGCATATGAAGATCAGTTTCAATAGATAAATACTAATATGAGCAACACCAGACCATTGAGCACTTACAGTTACGATTGGGGATGGGGGTTGGTTGCTCCAAGAAGTGTATCTGGTGTAGAAATAAACAATTTTTATGAGTTTTATGATTATCTAGACGCTCCTGAAGATACATTCTACAACAATATCATTGATTGGGAAAACCCCATGACATACTTGCAGCCTGAATTTTTTGGTACCTTGAGATATGAAGATTGGGCAGGAACAGACGGTATCATGCAGAATATATTGAGCTATGAAATAACCAAAGGATTAAAATTGTTTACTAGTGCAGCCAACATACAGTATAACAATTAAATAATTGAATGGCCACCAACAGATTTATAGATGAGAGTTTGCCAAATTCTATAACATCCAATGAAAATGACGTACTAGTACTGGATCAAGATCATCCTTTTTCATTTGTAAGGTGGATTGAATACAACAAAATCATATTTACCAACATTTCTGATTTGCTTCAAAGATACAAAAACTACATAAACAATTGGTATGAAAGAAAGAATCTAGTACCAGTAATTGAAACAATCTCAATCACTGATTTGTATAAAAATCTTCTGAATGAAATAATAATTAACTACACATCATTGGATGAACGAAGGTTCTTGCGCAATCTAGATACTAATAATCCCAGAGATCTTGCAATTGCAGTCCCATTTTTTGCTGAAAAGATCAAAGATATATGCGTATATTATGCTTCTTTGAGAGACAAGTTACAAAGCACTGCCATTGAATACAATCTCAAGGGCAGTATCTATGGATTGGAAAGTTTAATTTACAATGAAATTTCAAGATCATTGGAAGAACAGGATCTTATTGATTTGGTCACCACACTCAACATTCCGGTGTCCACAATAAGAAACAATGTCATAGTGGAGCTGGAAGAAAACTATGATCAATATCCCAACTACACTGACTTAGGCACTCTGCCTGCTTCAGCATACAATGCAGCAGATGGCATAAGAGCTGAATATTTCAATACAAATACAAATGAAATTAAGCCCAGCTTGTTCATTGATTTTGATCAAGCAATTATTGATGCTATTAAATCATATCCATTTTATCTAATAGAATTAGGCACTAATAATTTCACTATTAATGTTAATGCAAACAGCAGTCAATTAAACTATCTCAAAGACAGCGATTTTACAAACAACATCAACAATGAGAATGCAGACAATTTGTCTTTAAACACTGAAATCAGTCTTACTACCAAATACATGGGTACTGATTATTATTACATCTCAACTGGCAGCACTGCAACATCTTTTGTTTCTGGCTTATTATTTCAAGCTGACAGCCCATTTGCAAACTATTTAAATAAAAACACACCTACTGTTGCAGCAGTACCCAGTGAAGACTTCTTAACACCTGGCAAAGCACTTGGACTGTTCTTCAAACCTGACAAAATTGGCTTGCTCAATTTTAGTAATTTTAATTTCACTTACACACTGAGCACAGGCAATTTATCTGCAAACAGCTTGTACATTTTTCCAAACCCTGATGAATATGGCAAAGTGTCTGGAGGCACAAAACAAGAGCAATATTCTCCTCTCACATTTGTTGATAACAGCAATGTGCTAAAATCTGACTATTCTAACAGCTACAAATACGGTGAAGCCATTAATGACCCTTTGCTCCCCACTTACAGAGGATATCAGAGCAGAGAACAATCCCTTAATTATTCCAGTCAAGGATTGGCCAGACACATTGATCCACAAGCTTTCTTTGATGGCATTGAAAATACCAATTGGGCCAATTCAGATGTTTATCCTTTGATTGACAACACAGTTCTGCCTCTGGATAGTAGAATATATACTTTGTTGCCATTTGTTGACAAAACACTGGTACAATACAAATGTGATGTGTATGGCAATGATTATGGCTTGTACAAGAAGATAGGCCCAGTTAAAGATGCACAAGCCAGTGTGCGCGCACTGCAAGAAAGTAAAATTAGTAAAAGATGTTTGATCATAGATGGCTATGTATTCAGTGACCCCATCAAAGGCACAGCCTTCAATTACACC